AATAAATGAGCTTTAAACAATGTACCAGTATTCTTCCAACCATATTCTTGAAATACATTAGCGTTAGCACCAAGGTCTTTTAAAAACATAATTTGACTTTTGGGCACAAGGTACTTTTGCTTCTTTCTATGAATCATATAATTTATAAATAGTGATATGTTATTTTCTATAACTGTCCATGCATTATACCATTCAATTATATGCTCCAGTCTTTCATGTGTTTTATTTATATCATCAAATCTACCACACCATGCAGCAACTATCTTAGCTGGTTCTATATAAGTTTGTGTTTCTATACCAGTAACTTTTGTTACTTCTACAGAATTTTTCATAACATAAATAGAACATAATGATTCTGAAGTTGTAGTCTTACCTTCTGAAACAGGGTCAATTGATGCATAGTATGTACCAAAAGAAGGATTATCTACGGGTCTTTCCCAAACTACTAAAACACCTTCTTTATTCTCTGTTTTTTTCTTTATTGGAAAATCTTTTATAGGTTGTTTATTTGATCTTTTAGATTGCAACTTACCATTCTCATCTTCATATAAATCTATAAATTCATAACCATATGTTTTGTCTTCTATTCTTTGTTGTTGTGCAGCAAGTAGATGTGTAGGAAATACAGAAACAGATCTATGGTCAAATGCTTCTTTTATATTTCTTGGATGCTGAGATATTCTCAATTGATAATCTTCTGGAGCTAATTCTTTTTTCCAATCTATAAATTGTTTTTCTAAAGCTTTAATTGCTTCTTCTACTTTGGAGTTACCATATTGATCTATATGTGGAGGCATAGACCATTGTTCAGGAATAAATAAACCTGACAAACCTGTAGTACCTTTATCATCTATTAAATCTGTTTCTACAGCATAAATATCTTTAGATGTGGGATTCTGGATCATATCTTTAAGTGGGTTGCATTGTGACAAGTCACCCACGGATCCTGCTGCTATAAATAATCCTGTAGTAGTAAGTCCTGATCTCATTGCTGGTCTCATATACTCATATGTCTTATCCATCTTAGGTGCAATACCAGCCTCCTCATGAAAGAAGTATTTAACTGGACCCCCTACACCATTTGTTGGATCTTTCTCAAATGACATTGCTTGTATAGTTCCTTTAAGACCTACCTCAGTTTTTCTATTACCTTTTCTTACTTCAATCTTTTGTTGCCACATCATTACCTTATTAGGGTTCATTGGTCTATACCATGCTGTGTGCTCATTTAAGAATGCAGCATACTCATCTAAAAACTTCCAGGATCCTTTCTCATTGATGTAATCTTTTAAACTAGCACCTATTTTAAGAGTAACCCCAGCTTCAAACCATTGTTGATTAATAAGCTTTGCCATATGGTAATAAGATGATGCTATCTGACGTTTCTTTAATATAGCAACATGTTTATAATTTAACTCTGCTAGCATCTCGTATAATGCCATATGGTACTGAGCATCTCTAATATCAGCAAACCCAAATTGTTGTATTTCTTTATTAAAGATTGGTAAAAAATTTAACCACATGTAATAGTCACGAGTTATATACCAAGTTCCTTTTTTAGATTTATATATTACACCCTTTCTACATTTCTTTTTCTCACCATCCCAATATTTAATAAAATCTTTTGATTTAAATGCTGATGTACAATAAACACCTGTATTTTTAAACTTAATTGCTTCTGCATTAAATTCTAAACTAGTTTTATCAAATTTATATTTTCCTGGTTCTAAAAATAAATCTCTTA